GAGGCGATGCTTGCCTTTGCGGTAGACGGGTGGCACGAAGAAGTCGCACGACGCCCTATGATTAACGTCTACCGGCGTATTTTGGATGGCCATTGGCGTAGGATCATTGAGTTTGCTGGTGGCGACCCGGAGTCTTTGGTTGGGCCGGACCATGACGATCTCTTGGCCTCGGGCTCTAAGGATGGTGAGTTATGACAACTCAAAGATATTGCCTGTGCGTGTCCGAGAGGCGGCTGGCCGAGCGAGAACAAGGAGGCTTATATGAATATCTTAATTGATACATCACGTTTTGATGGCCAGCCTCCACTGACTGCGAACGTTGAAAGATACTGTTTGCTTCCATGTGGTTACGGCTTACAAAAATACCGCCATGGGTCTTGGGTTCTTCATGATGACTACCAAAAGCTTAAAGAAGAGAATGCCCAGCTTCGCGAGTTGCTTGTAAGTGTGACGCAAACAGCGTTTGACTGACATGAAGGAGCAAGACATGATATTTAAAATCAAGATAGAAAAGTTCTGGATGAACGGGGAACATGAGTTAGAGCCAGCCCTGAAACGGCACATTGTCAAAGAAGTTGTCGCTCAAATATCCGCTGAAATCCAGGGGAAAGTTGACGAGCTTATGCTCGCCAGCGTTAAACAGGCTACGGATAATATGATGGCCCCGGCAATAGACGAGGCGATAGCCGAGTTTATGAAGGACGGGCTTATAAAGAAAAAGACTGACTACTCATCAGGGAAAGATGCAAAGTTAATGCCCGTGAAAGAGTACGTGGAAGCCCTGTTCTCCGAGAATAATCATATGTGGAGCCCGGCAAAGCACATCGACGCATACTGTAAAAAGTTTGGGGAGGATATGAAAAACCAATACAACGCGGCATTCGCAACCAAGATCGTGATGAACCTGAGAGATCAGGGGATGCTGAAAGACGAGGTGATAAACGCGCTTCTAGCGCCTCCCAAGAACGCGTCGCAGGAGTAAGTCAATGAGAGGCAACGGACTCACAATGAAGGCGGCCATGGATACGGCGGATCGTATCCGTCGCCTTGAGGAAAGGGTCCGGGGCCTTGAGCGGGAGACAGAGATCATGAGGCACAGCGAAACGATCACCGATAGCGACTACAAGCAGGGAAGTTTTGCTGGTTGCGATGATGACGGCATTCACTTGAGGGTCTATAGAGATTACGCAAGCGCAAGCCAGGCCTTCAAAGACTTTGTGATCAAATCAGGAACGCCTGATGACCGAGTGTTTAAACATCGGCTGACGATAGACACAGGGTTCAGCCGCTACGAGTTTGTGTCCGTGGAATCCCTACGGAAATGCCTGGGCATAAAAATATGCAGCCTGTACATCGACGGGCGTGTGTACGGAATCGAAAATTGGAAGGCTATAAAGCGGATAATCGCCATGGTCGAGGCATAGCCCAGGGATCACCCCCAGGCTACGCCGGTTCAGCGCCCCTTTTCTTCTGGCAGCTTGTCGAACGCAAACGAAACAAGCTGGCGAAGCAGCTCATTGCGACTCACACCGTAGTGCGTGGAGAGAACGTCTAAACGTCCTCTGTCTGATCTTGTCATCACCAGCCTAAGCTGCTGGTCTAGTTTTTCTGGCTTTGTAATATTCATCGGTAAACTCCCAGTACACCTTGCTTCACTAACCTGTTGATGATCCGAACAGGGTCAGTGGCCCCTGCTTCCCTTAGAATGCCAATTACCCTATGCCGAGCCATATACCGGCGCTGTTCTCGTCGGTATACGCTCTGGAGCGCCCTGAATTGAGACTCCAGAGGCTCCTTCTGCCACTTAGGGGGACGTGATATGAGGATCAAATCCTCTGGTCTATTTGGCGACAATTCCGTGCGCCTCCACTGTTTTAGGGTCAAAGGGGCAGTCTGTTTCCTCGACTAGTTTCCAATAGAGCTTATTGATGCGACTGATCAACTCTCCACTATGACCGCGTTTCTGTGCGTAAAATTCAAAAACATCCAGTGCGCCCAGGATCATGATAATGTCCTCCTCGTTTAAACTTATGCCGCATATGCCTTGCGGCAGGTCTATGTCGCCTGTGGGGGTTGTTACTTTCATAGCTGGTCATCCTGTTGTGGTCGGCGTGTGGCGCTAACGCTGTTCTCGCCTCGCTCCTGTATGAGATGGTTTGTGGCAGCCACCGCCTCAGAAAACGAATCGGCTTTGACTGAAAAGCGTACTTCGCTTGTTATTGAAAGCGCCGCCTGGATTTCGTTTTGAGAGCGGTGTATGTGTTTAAACGTCACGTCGTAAATATTAGACATTCTCATCCACTCCCAGGCTGTGTATCTTAATGTCCCGCCCTACGGCGGCGATTAACTGGCATATCTTTTCATGGGCCGCTGCGCTGTCTCCGTACATGTACTCATCGCGTATCTGTTGCAGCATGATAAGCAATAGCTCCCGCTGTCGCGCATCCATTCCTTTTCCTGTATTCGTTGTCATAATGTCAGTCTCTCGATTCGTGTCACATCGACACTGTACAAGTATATTACACATAAAAGAGGAACACAAGGGCATGGCAGAAAAATGGACTATTAAATATGAGCACCAGCTCACAAGTTTCTGCGACCACGCAAGATCAGAAATGCGCGACGGTCGAGCGGTTCACCTTCAGTTCATCAAGCCGCACAGAACCGAGGGGCAGAACGCCCTGTTGCACCAGATCATCAGGGACGTGGCCAGGCAGCAAGGGCAGGAGTCTGCGGGGGAGGTTAAACGCTTTGTGAAGCTGTTTTTTGGCGTCCCGGAACTGCGAGCATCAGACGAATCTTTCCGGGCGCGATATGATTCTGTGATAAAGGACGTTTTAAGTTACGAGCAAAAGCTGGAAGCCATGGACCTGCTGCCGGTGACAAGTACGATGAATACCGAGCAGCTTGGGCGCGTGATTGACGCCGCCATCGCCTACTACAGCCAGAAAGGCGTTGACCTGAGCCATCTGGGGAAATTTGCATGACAAAAATAGCCTGCGCGTTTTGGGAAAATTGCATGACAAAAATATCCAGGGGGATTTTGGGAAATTTGCGTGACAAAAATATCCCGGAGTATTTTGGGAAAATTGCATGACAAAAATACGCAGCAAGGTGTGCCGCCAGTGCAAGGTGCGGTTTACCCCGGACCGGCCCCTACAGGTGGTGTGCGGCCCGGCCTGCGCTCTGGGTAGGGTCAAGGCGGATCGCGCAAAGGCTCAAGCCTCCCGCGCCCGGCAGTACGCGGCAGAGACTAGGCGCTTGCGGGAGTCCATCAAGACACCTACCCAGCATAGACGGGATGCTCAAGCGGCATTTAACAAGTACATACGCGCACGCGATATTGATCGTGGCTGCATATCGTGCGGTATACGCACTGGCCAGGCGCACGCCGGGCACTATCGCACACGCGCAGCGGCGCCCGCGCTATCCTTTCACTGTTTAAACGTTGTCCGGCAGTGCGCCCAATGCAATAACTCAAAGTCTGGAAACATTCTCGAGTTCCGCTTGGGCCTGATCGCACGGTTTGGCCTTGACACCGTGGAGGCGATTGAATGCGCGCCAGCCACGCGCAAGCTTGATATCGACTATCTGCTAAGACTAAAGCGAATTTTTTCGCATAAGGCGCGCCATCAGGCCAAGCTGCGCAAAAAAAAAGCGGCCTCACGCGCCGCTACTCAGGAGAAAAACTTTTAGATACGGCGCGGAAAAATCAGGGGGAATCCAATCTCCTTAAGCTGACGCTCTGCGCGGGCAAGATTACCTATCCGGCGCGTAAATTCTCGTGTGACCATGCCCCTGGGTCGCTTAATTTTTTTTACCGGCAGGCTAGAGTTTAAGGCAGCTCGTTGTTTTGCGACCACCTTAAGGGCACGGTAAATTTTTTCAGGACGCCCATCACCCATAAGCAAGCGCCGCTATTGCCCAGACTAGCAAGGCCCAGCCTGCCGCCTTACTGGCAAGCTGGATCGCGGGCAATGCGCCAGTGCATCGTGCGAGATGGTACGCGAGCGCGATCATTGCGCGCCCTCGCTGCGGTAATGAGCCATCACGCATTGAAGCGCACCATCTATTGTTTCGTACCGTCCATCACTTGATTTTAACTCGGGGATAAAAATATCGTATCCCATCGCATCCTTTATCTGTTTTGAATGCGTCCCACCGCACGGAATGCCATACGCGTTATTCGTAATTTTGCGCGCCTCGGCAGTCGCGCCGCGCTCCACCATGCCTAAAAGGATCCTGCGCATAAAGCCCGGATGCGCGAGCATGAAAGCCGCTTTATCTATATTCCAGTGATCGCCAATGTCTTTCACTGTTATATCTTCAATCGTCAGGTGCTCCGCGCCATTATCCGTCCATCGTGCGCAGTACACCGCCGACAACCGGCAGCGTATGCCTTGCGTTTCGAGTGAATCCACTAGACTCAAAACTGCCGCGCCGCGATTAAACATAGGCTCAGCGTGGCACCCTGCGCTTGCGATTACAGATACGCCAATCGTCAGGATCGCCGTTGGATCATTTTCCTCCGCTTGAATCCAGCAATCGGGAATGCCTGACACGTAATCAGGAACAACGAGCGTATGCCCTACAACACCTTGATCATCGCCATGGGGTAGCATATGCGCTGCGCGCCCGGCAGCAGCGACTACTTTCGACATTCTCTCTCGCCCCGCTGGCCAGTAGCCGCCAGCCCGAGCGATATTCACCGCGCCGTCCCAATCCAAACCCAAATCCCAGTCAGGGTTGCTGGGATACTGGCTTGATCTACCGCTGTCCGGCGGTATGGGCGATTCCAGCAAGCCCATAAGGTCGGATAGTCCTCCGAATCTGCGCCCATGCGTAATCATGCTGCGCTCTCCAGCATGGTCTCAATTACCGCGACTTGGTCAGCGGAAATGCCTTTATAGATCAGTGCATTTTTGCACTGCGCTATGTTTAAACCGTGCGCCATGGCGCCCGCGCCCTCACTTGACGCTCTGGGCGTCACAAAGATAGGTGCTTTTGTCTCGGCTACAATTGCGCGGATTTGTTGCACGATTGTCACCCAATCGTCCGCCGCAGGATTTACAGCAAGCGCACACTCGCGCTCTAGGTTTTCATCGTAGCCCCATTCTAGGAAAGCAAAACGATCGAGCGTCGCGCCGTCGAGCGCATTACGCGCCACTAAGCCGGACGCGGCTCCGCGCCCAGCCGTATTCATATTAGCTATACAGATAAAGCTGGCGTGCTTTTCAATCATGCCGTCGGGGAAGTCGCACCATGCGCCCGCCAACGCGTTATTAAGGCAAGCCCCCACCTTCGGCCCCCATGAGTCGAACTCTTCACAAACGTGAATGCCGCCGTGCTCGAAGGCGTCGCGAAAAGGTGTTCTGTGATACGTCCCAGTCGCATCAATAAAGCCCAGCACTTTATGCTCCTGTAGGCAAGTTGAGGTAAATCGGTACGGCAGGTCTAGTGCCTTTGCGACTTGCTGTGCCGCAGTCGTCTTGCCGGAGCCTGGAGGGCCAAACAGGGCAATAGATTTACCGGCAGCGACCCACGCCAGAAGTTCGGGAGTTTGGGCGTGCGCGCCCTCAATCAGGGTAGTTTTTTCGCTTTGCTGTACGCGCACCGTTACGGTTCGCGGCGCCGCAACGTGATCCTTTATAAGCTGGATCACTCGTTTTTCATCTAGCGCGCCAGGCTGCGCTCGGATTCCTTCAAGCGCCGCAATGATAGCGGCGGCGGCGGCTGCATTAGTGCCAGGCTCGGGCGCAGGCTCAGACTCGGGCGCAGGCTCAGGCGCGGGCTCAGGCTCAGGCGCGGGCTCGGGCGAGTACTCTGGCGCCTCATCACCATAGTGTGCAATCCAATCTTTTCCAGCTTGAACAGTTGCCACTGTAAAATGCGCTGTTCCCATAAATACAACAAATTTGACGGCCTTTTCGGCTCTTTCCATGTCAGGCAAGCGCATCGTTTTGCGATGCGCGGAAAGTTCATCCCAAAAACATTTAGGCAATGTCGGCGCGGCTGGCGTCTTGCTGGGCTTGCCTTTGCCCAGATTGAGGGGCGAGTCCGGTAGCGCATCAAGCGCAGACACGGCGGCGCGTATTTCGTCATCGCCCATATGCGCGGATGGAATACCCGCGCTCAAAAGGCGACGGCGCAAAACGCCTCGGGCTAGGGTGGTCAATTCAGTTGTCTCAGTTGTCTCAGTTGTCATAGCGTCAGTCTCATTTTGTGGGATTGTTTAAACGGCGCGGGCGCCAGGTTATTTAGGCTGGTATTGAAAGCGCCGGTATATCGCAAGCTGGGCACACACTTGCGTGATCCAGTCGCGCTACTTGCTGTGCGCTAGTGCGAAAATGAAAACCGCAATTAGTGCAGGCCACCTTCAACATGCGCGTAGTCTGTGGTGCCTTTCCGCTCTCGCTCAGCACCATTTTATGATGCGGAAAATCGCCTAGTAGCTCGGCTACTTGCGCTAGATATTCAGCGAGCTCTGGGCCCGCGTAAGTAGCAGTGAAGGGCCCCTCAAGCCCGATTGATCGCGCAATCCGCGCAAAAAAGTTACGGTGCCCACTAGCGCAGTCATCGACTGCATGTATGAGTTCGTGGATTACGCAATCCAGGACTTTGATGGGTGAGTCAATCTCCGGTGAGACAAAAATTTCGCTTACGCTGTCGCCTGACACTCTGCGCACAAAGCATTGCGCAACTGCCTTACTGCTTCGCGAGCCTTTTGGCCAGCCGACAGAAATACGGAAAGCCGGACGGTCATACGCATAGCCACTGGCGACTACGGCTGGCATGATCTTCTCGTCTAGCAGCAAGCCAGCAGCTTCGGTTAAGTAGGTTTCCCGTTGTGCAAACATATCTTTTCCCCTGATCGTTTAACCGGACTATCCCGGCTTGTGATCATTATAATCATACACAGCTTTTATGTGCAAGGTGTTTACACAACAAAGCTGGCTAAAGTGTGATCCAGGTCTCGTGCCGCTAAACTGCGGGCGCATGGCGTAAATGCGTAGCCAAGCCCGGCACAAGCAGGGCCCCTAGCAGGGCGCGTAGCAGGGCCGTAGCAAGGCGCGATAGCAAGCAAGGCGGGCGCATGGGTAGCGCGATAACGTGCAGCATGGGGCGTGCCATGGGTCCGAGCGATGGCTAGCAGGCGACCAGGTTAATCAAGGCACTGGATCGCAGCGAATGCGCTTACGTATAGGTAAGTAGTAAGGGAGTACAGGAGGGAAGGCGTTGATGGTGCAGGGTGACCAGTACAAGTAACAGTAAGTAGGGTCCGTTCCATTATGACACTGTTTGAACACCGCCATGACGATGGTCCGGCAGTATGGGTATCAGGCATTGGTAGCAGTGGTGCAGGCGCCACCTTTACTAGTCTCGGCATGCCCTCAAGCCCAGTGTTTACACGGTCTCAAGGCCCTAGGACGTTTACGCGGGCTCTCACGGGGTCAGGGTCTGGGCACCCCCCGGGCAGGGTTTGAATCTCATCGCTATCGTCTATAGGGAACCTCATCCGTAAAATGTCTCTGGTTCTCCTGCTTATATGTATCCTTTACTAATGGCCTTGCCGTAGCTGCTTTCGCCGTGGTGCTGTGTGGGCTTTACCCTATCCAACTTCATTTGACCTTTGTCATGCTGTATAAACGCCGTGTAGCCCTTTTATGGACATACCCTATATGGCGCGATCACTGCCCGAAGCTGTGCCTCAACGTCAGCGTGAGGCCGCTGTACGCCGTCAGTTGGAAGCTCACCATGCGTTGTTTGGTGCGTTCGCTGAAGCGTGGGAGATCGTTGGTGGCATGGATCATCTGGTCAGGTTTGCCCAGGACGATCCCGCTACGTTTTATCGGCTGTTGACCAAGATGACCCCCGGCATGAGTCCTACGTCCTCGATCAACGGTGACATCAACATCACTGTTAACCCGGCTTTGGCTCCTACGAGCCTGGACATTGAGGGCGAGTACGAGGACATCATAGACATGGAATCCATCGACCCCACAGCCGACACCGATGACTGATAACTCGGAGCAGGATTTTCGTTACAAGTACGAACCCCGTGCGCCTTTTTTACCCTTTCATCAGCGCAAGAGCCAGTTTACGGCCATGGTGTGTCATCGCCGTGCGGGCAAGACCGTTGCCTGTATTGCCGATCTGATCCTGCGGGCGCTGTACACCAAGAAGAAGCGCGCCAAGTTCGCCTACATCGGGCCGTTTCGCTCTCAAGCCAAGGAGACCGCATGGGAATACCTCAAGGAGTACACCCAGGGATTCTCTAAAGGGCCGCCGCGCGAGGCCGAGCTTCGCGTTCGCCTACCCAATGACGCCTCGATTACGATCTATGGCGCTGATAACCCCGACAGTTTCCGGGGCATGTACTTCGACGGGGTGGTGGTTGACGAGTACGGCGACGTGCGGGCGACCCTGTGGAACGAGGTTTTGCTACCGGCGCTGCTTGATCGCAATGGTTGGGCGGTGTTTATCGGTACTCCCAAGGGCAAAAACCACTTCTACAAGATGTATAAACGCTCTACGGAAGAACCCGGCTGGTTTTCCATGAAGCTCAAAGTCTCCGAGTCCGGCCTGCTCGGTCCCAGGGCCATGGCGATGGCACGGGCCGAAATGACTGACGAGGCATGGCAGCAGGAAATGGAGTGCGACTTTGACGCGGCTGTGCCGGGGACGTACTACGCCAAGATCATCGGCGAAATGGAGAAGAACAACCGAATCGGCAACTATGCCTATAACCCCGCCCTTGGTGTGTCCTGTGCGGCTGATCTGGGCTATAGCGACTCCACGGCGTTCTGGTTCTGGCAGGTGGATGACAAAGGCCCCATCCTGATCGACTACGAGGAAGAATCCGGGCGCCCCCTTCAATTCTACTTCGACATGCTCGCGTCCAAGCCTTACACCGTCGAGAACATCTATCTGCCGCACGACGCCCTGCAAACCAGCTTCCAGACCGGGCGCTCCACCATCGAGCAGTTCATGGAGCAGAAGTTGCCCGTTAAACCTGTACCAAAGCTGAGGCTCCAGCATGGTATCGACGCGTCAAGGCTCCTCATGCCAAGATGCCGCATTGACCAGACCCTTTGTTTTGGTGGTATCGAGGCGCTGCGCGGCTATCGGCGCAAGTTTAACGACAAGACACAGCAGTATTCTGACGAACCGCTGCATGACTGGTGCTCTCACGGTGCCGACGCCTGGCGATACTTTTCCCTGATGACTGTCGCCGAGGCCGAGATACCCATACAGGTACCTGACAGGCCGCTGATCGAGCCGCCCAAGTACCGGCTGGATGAGTTATTCGAGCATCGAGAAAATCGAGAAAAAAGCCGGGGCAGGGTTCTCAGACTCTAACAGCGTTTAAACACCATCGGGCGAGGCTCGGGAGTTAGCAATGGAATACAAAGATCAGAACCCTGCGCCCACTGAGGCCCCGGACACCGAAGATTTAGGCGACAAGACCAAAGCCCAGTGGCAAAAGCACTGGAGCAAGGAAATGCAGGCGTCACACAAGCGCACCAAGCCGTTCCACCGTGTCGGTGCCAAGGTGGTTAAACGCTACATTGACGAGCGCGGGGGATTCGGTGGCGATGAGGGGCCGTACCGCAACTATTCGCTGAACATGTTTCACTCCAACGTCTCGACGCAGCAGGCCATGCTGTACGGATCGGTTCCCAAGGTCGAAGTCTCCCGAGAGCACAACGACCCTGACGATGACGTGGCCAGAGTCGCCGGGCTGATGTACCAGAGAATCTTGCAAGCTGACGTAGACCCCAGCGGCGAAGATTTGTCTACGACCCTGAAAGCCTGTTTACAGGACCGGTTGCTGCCTGGCCTGGGCGTCGCCCGTGTTCGCTATGAGCTGTACACGACCGAGGCTGAAATGCCGGACCCCGAGACCGGCGAACTGGTTGAGACCGAGGTCATGGACTACGAGGAAGCGCCGGTGGACTACGTTCACTGGAATGACTTTGCGTGGTCCTGGGGCCGCACCTGGAAAGAGCTTCACTGGATCGCCTTTCGTTCGTACCTGAGCAAGGACCAGGCGAAAAAGCGGTTCGGCCAGGAAGTGTGCGACAACCTTGCGTTTAAACCCCAGACGGCAGAAATGACCGACGAGGATGTCGGCACCGTTGAAACCCGCTCAGTCGGCGAAAAAGCTGAAATGTGGGAAATCTGGTGCAAGGGCGAGAAGAAAGTCTACTGGTATCAGGCTGGCCAGGCTGAAATCCTGGATGTCAAAGACGATCCGCTGGGTTTAAACGGCTTCTATCCCATGCCCAGGCCTATGATCGCCAACCAGACCACCAACCTGTTCATGCCGACGCCTGATTTTGTGCTGGCGCAGGACATTTACAACCAGATTGACGAGCTGTACACGCGAATCACGATCATCACCCGCGCCATCCGCGTGGTCGGCGTCTATGACCAGGCTGCCGGGCATTCCGTAGGCCGAATGCTGACCGAGGCCACGGAGAACGAGCTGATTCCGGTCGATAACTGGGCCATGTTCTCGGAAGGTGGCGGCTTGAGAGGCAAAATTGACTGGTTCCCGGTCGATATGGTGGTTCAGACCCTGAAACTGCTACAGCAGAGCCTTGGTGAGCAGATCGCGCTGCTTCAGGAGGTCACCGGCATGGCTGACATCATGCGTGGCCAGTCCGGGCAGTATTCCGGCGTCGGCCAGGACCAGTTAAAGGCCAAGTTTGCCTCTATTCGGGTTCAGAGCCTCCAGGATGAGTTTGCCCGCTTCGCTTCGGACCTTGAAACGCTCCGGGCGGAGGTCATATCCAGGCATTTCGAGCCAATGTCGATTTTGCGGCAGTCAGGAGCGGCTTTTTTGCCGCGCTCGGACATTCCCCTTGTCGGACCGGCCCTTGAGCTGATGAAATCGGACGAGATCAGATGGCGCGTCAATATCCGGCCAGAATCCATCGCCATGGTGGACTATGCGCAGCTTAAAGAGGAGCGCAGCCAGTACATCATGGCTATCTCGCAATATCTTCAGTCGGCGCAGGCCATGGCGTCCACCGTACCCGGCTCACTGCCTGTTTTGCTGGAAATGATGAAGTGGGGCGTGGCCGGGTTCAAAGGCGCGAACTACCTTGAGGGCATTCTGGATCAGGCGATCCAGGCCGCGCTCAAGTCCCAGGAAGGCGGCCAGCAGGAAGATCAGGGTCCGTCGCCTGAGCAGATGCGCCTTGAGACAGAGAAAATGCGTCAGCAAACTGCCCAGATGAAGGCTCAGGGCGATTTGCAGAAAATCCAGGCCAAGGCCCAGGCCGACATGGCGACGCTCCAGGCCAAAATCCAGGGCGAGCTTCTAAAGATCACCGTTGACCAGACCGGCGATCAGAAGCTTCAGCAGATGACATCCGGGGCGCGCATGGCTGAAATCATGCGTGACTTCCAGAACGAGCTGCGCCTGATCCAGGCCAACATGAGCAAGGACATCGCGGTCGAGTCGGCGCAGTCCCAGTACGACATGAACAACGATCAGCTTAATCACCTGATGGAAATGGAGCGCATTCGGGCGAAAAACAGCGGCAGGGCGAATTAGCATGAAATGGTTGCAAGACAGGGACACAGGAAAAATGTACCCTGCTGATGAAGCGGCGTTTAAACGAGACAACAAGCAGGGACAGGGCTTCTTTTTTGTCCGGGGCAATATTGATGCGTTTAAATCGCCTATTGACGGCACCGAGATCAAAAATAACCGTCAATATCAGGACCATTGCCGCAAGCACAACGTCGTACCAAGCGCCGAGTTCAGCCCTGAGTTTTTCGAGCGAAAAAAACGGGAGCGTGAGAGCTTTTTTGGCGGTGAGCACACTAAAGCGCAGAAACTTCGGCGCAAACAGGAAATACATGAGCACTGGACGAGACTGGAGCGCCAATAAATGAACTTTGACCTGCCTGAAAAGAAGGAACAAGACGCACGCAGCTTGCGGGATGATCTTGAGCTGGCGTTTGCCGACAGCTATGAGGACGGCTCTGATCCTGACGATGGCGTTGTACTTGCGCCGGTTGCCGCTGTTGACGAGTCTGATGACGAGCCGGAGGCATCAGCTGCGGCAGAAAAGCCTGTAAAGGCCGCCAAGCCAGCAAAACAGGCCAAAGATGACGAGGGCGACCCGGAACCCGACACCAAACTTGACCCTCTGGCCGATCCACCCAGGGGACTTTCTGCCGCCCAGCGCGAAGAATGGAAGAACACCCCCAAGGCGATCCGCGAGGCAATGCACAAACGCTCCGAGGATTACTCCAACGGCATCGCCAAGTACGCGTCAATGGCCAAGAACGGCGAGGCCATGACCAACGTGATGCGCCCCTATCAGCAGCTTTTTGCCATGACCGGCCAGAATCCCCCACAGTTGGTAGGCACTTTGCTCCAGACAGCCGCTATTTTGCACAGCGGAGCGCCCAGCCAGAAGGCCCAGGCCATTGCGAGCATCGTTAAACAGTACGGCGTGGACATCAATGAGCTGGATTCGGCTTTAGTAGGCTCTGCGCCTCCCAAAAACCAGCAAACCGACATCAACACCCTGGTCGATGAGCGATTGCGGCAGATGCAGGCAAATCAGCAATCGGCGTACCAGACGCAGCAAAACCAGCAGCGCGGCGGTGAGGTCGCTAAGGAGATTCAGGCGTTCGCGCAGAATCCTGCCCACGAGTTTTATGAGGACGTTCGCGGCGACATGGCCGAGTGGATGGAAATGTCATCGCGCTCAACCAACCCGGCGTTCAAGAACATGACGCTCAAGCAAGCCTACGATAAAGCCTGCGAAAATCACCCTGAAATCAGCCAGATTCTCGCTACCAGGGCATCGGCGGGGTCAGTCAATCGCAAGCGCAAGGCTGCCAGCAGTGTGCACGGTACCCGTGGCGGCGATGGGTCGGTTGCCGCTCCCGCTGGCACTATTCGCTCGGCGTTGATGCACGCTATCGAGAACGCGGGGCGTATGTGAGAGTTTAAACGCTATCCTGGTATTTGACTGGTTGGGTAAGGGGTGTATAAACGCCCCTATATTTCATGTACAGTTCGCCCGGATTAGAACAGATTTAAAGAGAAAGCCAAGTCAGACGGTTTTTCCTGGTTTAGCGCAGCCCCGTAATTCAGAGCCGGTGAGCGCAAAGGTACTGTGAGCCTAACTTTGACAACCACTGACGGACCCCAGGTCCACGGAGCTTTCCATGTCTTTTCCAAACGTAAGCGATCTTATCGCAACCACCATTGATTCTCGCACCCGCGAAATCTCCGACAACGTAACCAAAAACAACTGTCTTTTGATGAAGCTGTCCATGCGCGGCAACATCAAAACGTTTTCCGGCGGCGTTAAAATCTACCAGGAAATGAGCTTCGCCGAGAACAGCAACGCTGGCTGGTACTCAGGCTATAACCTTCTGCCTGTGGGCGTATCCGACGTGATTACCGCCGCCGAGTTCCAGATCAAGCAGGCGGCTGTGCCGGTTGTCATGTCTGGCCTTGAAATGCTGCAAAACAGCGGCAAAGAGCGGATGATCGACCTGCTGGAAGCGCGTTTAACCGTCGCCGAGTCTACCCTGGCCAACCTGATCTCCGATGGCCTGTACTCTGACGGTACCGGATCGGGCGGCAAAGAGATCGACGGCCTTACCGCCGCGATTCCCCTGGACCCCACCACCGGCACGTATGGCGGCATTGACCGCGCAACGTGGACCTTCTGGCGTAGTCAGATTCAAAACTCAGCCAACTTGACCAACATTCAAGTGGACTGGAACAACCTGTGGGCCAAAACCGTCCGTGGCTCTGACCGGGTGGATTTGATCGTCGCTGACTCGACCGTATGGGCCGCGTACATGGCGTCCTTGCAGGCGCTCCAGCGTTTCACCAGCCCGGAAGTGGGCAACCTGGGCTTCCCGTCGCTCAAGTTTATGGACGCTGACGTGTGCCTTGACGGCGGTATCGGCGGCTTCGCGCCCCTGGGTACGGCGTTCTTCCTGAACACCAAGTACATCCATTACCGTCCCCACGCCGACCGCAACATGGTGGCCCTGTCGCCAAACAAGCGATACTCAACCAACCAGGACGCGGAAGTGCAGATCATGGCATGGGCGGGCAACCTCACCATGTCCGGCGCGCAGTTCCAGGGCCGATTTGACGGCAACGCGTAATCAATACGGGGGCGCAAGCCCCCTTTTTAAAGGAGTTTAATCATGGCTGGAGTCATCGCCCCAAATCTTCCTACGTTTCAAATGACGGCTGCTGACGTAACCGCCAGAAACGCCGAGTACACTGGTACGCCTTTTTCTGACGTGAACGGCAACGGCGACTATCTGACCTATCTGGGATGCAACCGCGCAGGCTCTTGCGCGCCCGGCATTAGCATCTGTACCGGCGTCGTGCTCGTCCTGAATACCGCGCTGCTCGCAGATAAATTCCAGAGCTGGACTAGGCTGGACCAGAACGGTCTTGCCCGCCTTCCGCAGGATTCTGACTATATCGGAAACACAGGCTTTGTTGATCGCTCAGCGCTGGCATGGCCTTCATCTGGCGGCGTAGCGGGCGTACCGACCAACCCGATAAAGATCGCAGACCATCCCAACGCAGACTACAACGACACGGCAAACCTTGTGCTGACGAACGCCGCTGCCATCAATGGCGCGATCATGGACACGGTAACCGGCGCGATCAACAACACCGGGCAAACCGTGGCCATCGGCGATCTGATCTGGGGCAAGGTGCCTGTAGCGTAATCGTCACCGGGGCTTTTAGTGAGCTTGAAGGCCCCGGCTTTGCTTAAACGGCGCCGCTGTATCAAAATGCTGTAGCCAAATAAGGCCAAGCTGTTTAAACAGGAGAAGTGCACATGCAAGAAGCCGATCTGTCGCTGACGAATCAAGCCATGGGCCGCGTTGAAGAACGCGCCCTGGTGCAGTTTTTCATGCACACCAAGAAAAACGGACCCAAGAGCGATGCCGCCGGGCGGGATATTTTCGAGAGCGTCGAGTACATCAAGATTATGACGCCGGGCAACAAGGACAACATCCCTGTCAGCCCTGTCACTATTATCCACAAGCGTCGATTCCCTACGCAGTACAAGCGATGGCTTGAGAATCGGGACGAGGAAGTCGGCATTGAAGGCACGTTACTGTCCGAGTGGCCGGGCGTCAGCCGTACTCAGGTCGAAGAACTCAAATTCTGCCACATTCACACCGTCGAACAGCTTTGCGACATGAGCGATGTAAACGCCCAGGGCTTCATGGGTATAAACATGCTCCGAGAGCGCGCCAAGGCTTTTCTTGCGGCGTCTGACAAGCAGGCGGTGATTAACGAGCACGAGGACTTGAGAGCTGCGAACGCCATGCTGGCCGAGCAGGTTCGGGAACTTGCCGCCACCGTCAAAACGCTGACCGAGAACAATGTTCCACGTGAAACACGCAAGTACGCCAAGCGTGAGCCGAAAGACATGGCGAAAGACATGGCGAAAGACCTCGCGTTTGAGTCAGATCAGCGTCCCGGCGAGAGCCAGTAATCGCAAGCGATGGATCACAACCGGAATGAGCTGACAGCGTGAAGGCCATTCCTCTACACCCAGGGGGTTTACATGGCTCGCCAGCAAAACGCCGGTACGATAATCAATCGAACAGCCGTGGAAGTCGGCTTGCTGCCTGTCGCAGACCCCTTTTCCAGCACTGACGCCGGGTTTACACAGCTTACTGCGCTGCTCAACATTGCGGGCCTGGAACTGGCCGCCATGTTTGAGTGGCAAGAGCTGACCAGCACCTTTTCGTTCAACACCACGGCTGACATCGTCGCCGGGTACGCCCAGCTTCCCAACGACTATGATCGGTTTATCCAGCAAACCGGGTGGGACTACTCCAACGAGGTGCCGGTAATCGGTCCGTTGAGCCCACAACAATGGTCCTACATGATTGGCCGTCAGCTTATTACTGACACGATCTATGTCAGCTATCGCATCAACAAGGGCCAGATCGAGATTTTCCCCAACCCTCCACCGACTAACGCGACGGTAACGTTCCAGTACATATCGACCAACTGGGCGACCAACGCGCTGGAGGAGGGTATCGACTTCTGCACCGTTACCGGGGACGTGGTTCTTCTTGATTCAACGCTGATGCAAAAGTTTCTCAAGGTGAAGTTTCTTGATGCAAAGAACCTTCCCTCTAGTGCCGCTCACGCCGAGTTTGAGAACCTTCTCCAGAACCGCCTGGGCAACCAGAAAGGCGGCCAGATTCTGCACATCGGCGGCGTGGGCCGGTACCCGCTCCTCAACATGATAAACAACGTTCCTGACACCGGGTACGGGTTTTAAGTATGTTTTATAGGCCACAGACAGGCGGCGGGATGCTTAAACCCGTGACTGCTGCCGCAGAACCGGCGACCATCCCTGCGTCAGTAGGCGGTGTAAACGCGCTTGATCCTTTGATCGCGCTGCCAGTGCAGGATTGTTACTACACATTTAACCTGATGCCCAGCGAATACGGCCTGCGCCTGCGCAAAGGCTATCGAACCTGGGCCAGCGGCGTCGGCGCAGCGCCCTACACCAATGTGCGCTCAATCGTGCCGTTTCAGGGTACGGACCCTGCCAATGACAAACTTTTTGCGGTGACCGCAGACGGCATTTACGATGTGACAACGGACGGCACGACGAACCCGACCGTCGCGGTGGCGTTTGGTATCAATACCGGCGATGCGGGCATTGTGACGTGGACCGAGTTCACCAACGACGCGGCTGTGACGTTCCTTTTTGTCGCCTGCCCCAAAAATGGCCTCCACCAATATACGGTGGGCGGTGGATGGGAAGTGCCGACCATCACGGGTGTCACTGTTGCTGACGTGGGCTTTGTCGTGCTCCACAAGCAACGCCTCTGGCTCGGGATGCAGGACTCCACCGATTCGTTTTATAGCCCTGTTGCTGCGGTGGCCGGTGCGTTCGTGAAGTTTGTCTGGGGATCGAAGTTTACCTACGGCGGCAAGCTGCTGGGAATGTACACCTGGACCCTGGACGGCGGGAACGGCCTTGATGACTACTTTGTCGGGGTATCTCGCGGTGGCGATGTGCTGGTCTATCGCGGTGCCGACCCAAGCGACGCGAACACCTGGGAGCTTAAAGGGTCCTTTTTTGTCGGCGAAATGCCCAACTCCCGGCGCGTGGTGGAGGCGTATGCCGCCGAGCTGTACATATTATCGACCTTTGGCGTTACATCATTGCGCGACCTTGTTTCCGGCGTGTCGGCTTCAGATACAGGTCAGTCACCCTCCAGCAAGATCAACCGGGTTCTGCGCGCTGCCGTGGTGGGTAAACAGGACGAGCCTGGCTGGCAGATGTGCAGCTTTCCTCCTGACGGATTCCTGCAAATTATTGAACCGTTTACCTTTGCCAACAAGGCGATCCAGTACAGCCAAAACCTGCTAACAAAGGCCTGGGGATACTGGCGCGACGTTCCCATGCTGTGCGCCGAGACGTGGAAAGCTGATTTTTTCATGGGCGCACAAGCTGGCGAGGTGTGGCTGTACACCGGCGTCCTGGACGGCAGCGACATCGACGGCCTGGGCGGGGAGCCTATCGGGTTCTCGATCCTGACCTCATTTCAGCCCTACGGCGAGCATGGCTTTTACAAGCGGATCGGCCTGATGCGCGTGGTTGCGCTGTCTGACACCGAGATCAGCTACAACCTCAAGGCCGTGTACGACTACAACATCACTGCCGAGGCTCCGCCGCCTACCGGCGCGTTCCCGATCCCCGTCTCGTTGTGGGACGTAGGCATCTGGGACTTGGCTGTCTGGGGCGGAGAGAATGACGGGCGCTCATCTATTGAAGGCGCGGCGGGTATCGGTAGGGTGTTTGCGATAGCCATGAGAGGCGAATCGGCATCAAGACTGACGATTATCGGCTGGGACATCACGTTCACCACCGGAGGATTCCTCTGATGGTGTTTAAACCGCTCAAGACGTGTGAAGAATGGAGGTGGATCAATGCCCGAACCCACGCAATCTACTGTGAGGACACCCAGGGAATACTCGCGCTGGACGGACAGGGCCGGATACTTGCCGCTGCTGCGTTTGACAGTTGGACTGTCGATGCCTGCTCTGTCCATATGGCTATCGACAAGCCTATTGTCCTGCGCCATGGATTCCTGAGCGAGATCGCCCGTTACCTTTTTGTTGAGTCTCACCGTGAGCGGATTTTTGGGCTTGTGCCGACCGACAACGACAAGGCGCTCAAACTCAACGCACACATGGGATGGCGAGAGGTTGCCCGAGTGGATGACGCGGTGGCTACCGGCGTAGGGTATGTGGTCATGCGAATGGACAAAGCTGACTGTCGCTGGATCAGCCAGAACCCGTTTAAACAGGCGCGGTGCGCCAGAACTAACACAGAATCAGAGGCCGCATAATGTTCTCAGTACAGGATTACCTTAATCAGATCGGCTGGAACGGTACGACCGATCAGTTTGGGCGTAATGCCCAGCAAATCGGCCAGTCAATCCAGGGTGACGGCGTAGACGGCGGCGGTTTCGGGTTCGACGAGAACGCTCTAGGCTCTTTTTTCAGCAACTTGCAGCCGTCAATGCCCAGCACGCCGCCCGCCGGTAACGGTATGGCCGCCAACGGGACGCAGTTCAGCAATGCCCAGCTAGGGACTATCAACGCGCCGGTAGGCAATGAAGGCGCTGTGCTGACCAACCAGCCGGATTACGGCGATTCGACGCTCCAGAACTGGAACTCGCGGCAGCGCCCGACCTATGGCGGCGGCGCACCAGATGCGACATGGGATTTCAGCCAGTTCCAGTCATCACCAGGCGCGGAGGCAGAATTTACGATGGCTGACAATGCCGGTGACATGTGGCAGCAGCAGAGCGTGAACCAGCCGTTCTACAACGATCAGTTTACACAGCTTATGAACCAGCGCGACAACCTGCAAGCGCGCTCAACCAGTGCGTCAGCCGCTCGCGCCGGTCAGGCATCGAACCCGCAACAGCTTGACTGGTCATGGCTGGAGGGTGGGTTGCCGGACGTGGAGCTGATGGATTCAGGGTACGCGTCGCCACTGGCCGGATTGAATTTCCAGCAAAACACGGCCCCGGCGCGTGGTGGCTTTAACGGCGGCGGGTTCGGCCAGCAAGGCGGCAGCTTTATGGGCGGCGGGCTACCGTTTTAATCGCAAATTGACACTAAATGGTGGATTTCCACCGTAAATTACGCAGAAAAAGGGCAAAGGTAAGGGTATGGGAGGTAAATCGCAGCCGAATATGCAGGGTGCAGCCATTGCTCAGGGTGACGCTAACCGGCAGGTTGTAACGGACCAGACGTTTGCCAATCGGCCAGACCAATATACGCCGTTTGGATCGACCACCTGGGACTCGCAGCAGCAGATCGACCCCGCAACTGGCCAACCTGTCACCGGCTGGCAGCAAACAACCAGTCTGACGCCTCAGCTTCAGTCGATCCTGAACAAGCAGCTTGCGGTACAGGACGGGCGAAGCGACATTGCCGGTATGCTTACGGGCAGGCTCGGCGGCGAGTTTGGCGAGTCGGTGAACTTCGACAACCTGAACCCTATGGGCGAGGTGCCGGTGTCCCAGCTTACGCTGCCGGAGCAACTGCGCCAGAACCTTGATTACTCCAGTGCTCCGCAAGTAGGTGATCCCCGTGATCTACGGCAGCGCGCCGAGAACGCCGTGTTCGACAAGGGCCAGGGGCGTTTAAACGACCGATTCGGCAGTCAGCGGCAGCAGATGGAGATCAAGCTGCGAAACCAGGGCCTGAGTCCTTTGGATGAGGCGTACCAGTCGCAGATGCAGGGCATTGATCTTGCGCAAAACGACGCCATGGGTCAGCTTCAGTCAGATGCCGTGATGGCCGGGCGAGGCGAGCAGGCGCAGCTTTTCCGCCAGGACGTTGGGCTGCGAAGCATGGCTACCGGCGAGCAGGATCGCATGGCGCAGTTTGGTAACCAGGCGGCTGGGCAGATGTTTAACCAGGCTCTAGGCGCTAACGCGCAGAACTTCGGGCAGGCCATGCAGGGCAGCCAGTACGCAACACAGCTTCGCCAGCAGCAGCAGACCGAAGAAATGCAGCGTCGCGGGTTCTCGCTAAACGAAATAAACGCATTGCTGTCTGGCCAGCAGGTTGGGACGCCGCAGATGCCGAACTTCAGCCAGGCTACCGCCGCGCAGTCAGCACCGCTGTACCAGGCAGCAGCAGATCAGTCGTCAATCAATGCTGCGAACAACCCAACCGGGGCGCTTCTGGGCTTGGGCGGTAGCTTTCTTGGGGCCGCTGGCGCAGCGGGCGGCTTTAGCAACCTGTTCGGTTAAGGAGTTTACACAGTGCAGTACATTAACCCATACGCTCAGTCGATGCTGGGCGGCGCGCAGATGACCGAAGAAGAAAAGCTTCGCCGGTATTTGCAGGCGACACAAGGCGCTCCTCAAGGTGCCCCTCAAGGCGCGCCCCAAGGAATGCCCCAGCAAGCCGGGCAAGGAATGCCCCAGCAAGCCGGGCAAGGAATGCCCCAGAGCGTGAACCAGCTAGCGTCGCAAGCCGATTTTATGGCCGCGAACCAAGACCTTGCACCCCAGGAGGCTGCGTTTGACCGGCAGATCGCCTTTGCGCAGGCCATGAGGGGCCGCGAAATGCCCGAGGGTCAACGCGTGGGGCCATCGGGTATCTACGTGGAGAACCAGTTCAAGAACGCAGCAGCCGCCGCTGAGCGGGCGCTGGGAGGGTTCGTTGAAGGAAGGCTACAGGGCCGCCAGGACGAAACCATGGGTCCGTTACGGCAGGCTAAAGCCGAAGCACAGGCTCGCGTCGCCCGTGGCAATGCCCAGCAGGGCGTAGGCCAGTTCAACGCCACCCAGGAGCAGCAGGCGGGTCAGTTCAGCGCCAACCAGGCGCGGGAGCAGAGCCAGTTTACGGCGCGGATTGCTGCCGACCAGGAGCTCGCCGCTCAAAGAACAAGGGATGAGCAGGCGCTTACGGGAATGCGTGGTGACGAGCAGCGCGCGACCGACGCCGCGCAAGAGGCCGGTAACGTGACCCAGTTCCCCGCGATCAACTCTGATACCGGGGTACCGGGGACGTATTTTCAGGTAGGCACGGACGTTTATAAAGGCAGTCCGGCGGCTGACAAAAGCAACCTCATGACCCCGGCAGAAGTCTACAAGCTGACCGAGCTGGGCAATGACCCTCAAGGCGTGGCAAACGTAGCCAGTACGGCAGCGCAGCTTAAAGCGCGGCAAAAGCTGTGGCAGGATCGGGCTGCACTGGAGAACGAAACGGCATCACTGACGGCGAACATCAAGCGGCTGGCCGCCGATCCCGAGCTGCCCGAGTCTATGGGCCGTTTAAACGTTCCGGCAGCACTGGGCCGGGAGTTGGGCTTGGGCGAGGGAGCCTGGAAAGACCAAACACGGGATCAGCGCTCTCGGGCGGTTGCCTTGAGTTTCTACGCCGACACTATGCGCCTGTTTGCGCCAGTGACCGACAGAGACTTTAGCGAAATCAAAGCCAGCGTAGCGCAGATCACCTCGGAGCCTGAGACCATGTACGCGTTTTTGTACGGTCAGGGCATGGACAGCATCGCTGCCAAAGGCCGGGAGCAACGGGCGCTGATTACTGCCGGTGGAGACGTTTCCGCGCAAGACTACGATGAAAAATCAGCGCAGCAGCAGAAAGTGATCAGGGGAAGCCTTTTAGACGCGGCGTTTAAAGCTGGCGTCAAGAAAGAAGATTTGGCCGCGTTCGGACTGCGCCCCGAAGATGCCGAACTTGCTCGCGTACTGTGGAATTACTGATGCTTACCGAAGAAGACAAGCTGCGAATCCGTGCCGAGTACGGCCTTAACGACGCGCAACCGGCTGCCATGGCAGGCTCGCCCCCTATGGCACCCGCGCCCCCTATGGATGCCCAGCGTTCGGCACAGATTCGTGCCGAGTACGGCCTTAACGACGCGCCCATGTCCCCGCAAGCGCCCGCGCCTGCACCGCGCCAATACCAGCCACCTACGTTGCTGAACCAGGCCTTGCACGTCGCAAAAGGCCTGGGCCGCAATATCCTTGATACCGAGGCGCTGCCGTTAAACATGGAGCAGTTGGCGTTTGCCGGTGGCAAGGCTTTGGGTATGGGCGACGGTGTTCCCAGCGACATCGAGGCGTTTAACGTATCGGAAGGCTCGCCGATGATGCAGATGATGGGGCCACAAATGTATGGCCGGATGGAGGAGCGATTTGCCGGTGATGTAGTGGACCCCGAGCAGTCCAGGCTGGCCGACGCTTTGCGCACCGTGGTCGAGTGGGCTGGTCCCGGAGCACTGGGCCGATCTGCCGCCCAGGGATTGCAAAAGCTGGTCAATAGAGCAATTCCAGACGACAGGCAGGTGACCAACGTGCTCGCTGATACGGGCTTGAAGTCTGACCTTGCTGTTGGCACCGCCGCCGCCGCCGGAAGCCAGCTAGGTTCCAGTGAGTTCGGGCGTGAGACGCTTGGGCTGGATGATGGCGAAATTACCGAAGCAGGTGGCGGGATGACTGCCGCGCTGATCGCCGGGCTGTTAAGGCGTCGCCCGACCAACACCGAGCAGGCGATGGACTTGGTTTCCAACCAGGCCACTGATCCGGCTGCCATGCGCGCCGCTGCCCAGGCGGCAGTGCTGCGCGGTGAAGCCGGAACGCTTGCCGATGTGACGCTCGACCGGGGCGTAACCTCTTTGCAACAGGGAATGCTTCGCCAGAACCAGAACGGAACCTTTGACCAAGGTGTGCGGGAGGCAGGTCGCCAGCGAGTCAATCAGATCGCAGCCGGTGTACTGGATGAATTTGGCGCCGAGACGCCGGTGGGCGCCCAGGGTGCTGCGACAGACTTTATTGACGACGCCGGGGCCGCTATCGACCGAAGCGCCGCCGCCAGGGTCACAAGCGAAGCGAATACTGCCCGCGAAATACAGGCCAACATAGCCGGTACCGAGATAAACCCTCGCCGACAGGCCATCACTGAGGCCGTCGATGCCGCCGAGCAAGCTGATGTGACCGCCGCCGCTGCCCGAAGCGCAGATGATGCAACGCGGCAGGTTATTGAGCCGGATATGCCCTCCTATGACCAGTCAAGGGCAATGCGTGACGCCGCCACTGCCGCCGAAGAAGGCTTTGTGACATCGTTCGAGACTCCCGCGTGGAACGATTTCAAGGCTGGGCCGTCAATCCCCTCAACTGAACTTCGAAGCGGCTACGACGATATAGTCTCCGAGCTTGGGGCTATGCGCGGCAAAAAGTTTGAGGACGCCTACGGAAAGGACGTGCTGGCGCTGGAAGTGTGGGACGACGCAGACGTTCCACCGGCTGATGTTCAGGTTTTTTTGACCGACCTGCGCGAAATGGCCTATGACGTGGCCGACCCTATCAAAGGCCCCACGTCTGAGCAGCGAATACTGCGCGATGTCATCACAAGGATGGAGGAATCCATCACCTCGCCGACGTTTAAAGCAGCCAAGGCCGCCACCCGCGAGAAATATGATCGCTTTCGCGGCGACACGCTGGTCAAGGCGCAGAAGCAGCAGCCGGAAATGTACGTCAAGACCCTGATCGGCACGACGCCGGAAGCAAACGCTGTAGCAGCGCGAGAGCTTCGGACCATGAACGAGCCGGAAGTCCGTGATCAGGTGTTTGAAGTGCTCGCGCAGCGCGCGTCAGGCGGCGTAGATGCCGACTTCATGCGCAACTACCAGCCGCTACTTGAGGGGTTGCCTGCCGGTTTGCGCCAGCCATTCGACAACGCCCTGGCCACCGGCGGCGCTCTCAAACTCTCCACTGAAGCGGCCCAGGCGGCGCGCAAGTCGGCGCAGGCTACGCAAAAGGCTGGCGAGGCAGCCATCAACGAGGCCGTTACCCGAAGTGACAACGCGTTAAAGCGGGCAACACAAGCCGCTGACCAGGCTATGACCAG